TGCAGAAGACTTTGAAACCATTGACGTAGAGGAGTATTTATAATGACACTTAAACCTGCAACAGCAGACAGAAAGAAGTTTGACCTTGACCTACAATATGGACAGGTTCGGGAAGACATTGTATCCGACATGCTTCAGAACAAAAAGATTGAAGTAAAATCTGAGCGAGGCATGTGGATGGATACAGGTAACATATGTATTGAGTATCAATGCTATGGTAGACCATCAGGTATCACCACAACAGAAGCCGACTACTGGTTTCATAACCTGTGCATCAACGAAGATATTTTTGCTACGCTTGTTTTTAAGGTTGACAATCTAAAGAAAATCATAGATAATCTTGACAGTAAACGAAGCGTATCAGGCGGCGACCACAACGCCTCTCGTATGTGGCTTCTGAATATACAGAAGTTATTCGCCAAAGATTTTTTGAAAGTGTACAAGGATGAAGCGACTAGTAGTTGATATTGAAACAGATAGTTTAGATGCAAAAGAAATCTTTTGTGTCGTAGCAAAGGATATAGATGATGGAAGAATTTATACATACAGTCCGACAAACATTCAACACTGTAAGGTTGTCATCGAAGAGGCTGATATTATTATTATGCACAACGGCGTTTCTTTTGATGCTCCTACTCTCAAGCGCATACTAGACATCAACATACCTCTTGCAAAGATACGTGACACATTACTACTATCACAGATGGCTGACCCCATGCGTGAAGGTGGACACTCACTAGATGCTTGGGGAACTAAGCTAGGCTTTAACAAGATTGAGTTTGATAACTTTAGTGCATACTCAGACGAGATGTTAAAGTATTGCATACGAGATGTAGAACTTACAGAGAAAGTTTACAAGACGCTTGTGCCTGAACTTAAAAAGTTTAGCGCACGTTCTATTAAACTAGAACATCAAATCAGAGCTATCATAGATAGACAAGAAGCTAACGGCTTCACACTTGATGAGCCAAAGGCTATGCAGTTGTTGTCTAAGTTTAAAGACGAATCTGAGAATATTAAGAATGACTTACAGGAAGTATTTAAACCTATAGTTGAACATAGATATTCTGAAAAGACAGGTAAAAAATTAAAGGATAAGGTTACTATATTTAATCCTGCGTCACGCAAACAGATTGCAGAACGCCTGATGGATTTAGGATGGAAGCCTGACAAGCATACAGAAAAAGGACAGCCGATAGTTGCGGAAGAAGTCCTTGAGAAACTAGACATACCAGAAGCAAAATTAATTGCTAGGTATTTGTTATTGGAGAAACGAGCATCACAGATTACCTCTTGGCTAAAGGCTGTAGGGGAAGATGGTAAGGTGCATGGTAAGGTGTTAACACTGCGAACCATTACAGGACGTATGGCTCACACATCACCTAACATGGCACAAGTACCTGCTGTGTACTCACCATACGGAAAGGAATGTAGAGATGTCTGGACTAGTAGCAATGATTCTAATATTCTTTTGGGTAGCGACGCAAGCTCGTTAGAGTTGCGGATGCTTGCTCACTACATGAATGACAGAGACTTCACACGAGAGGTTGTAGAGGGTGATGTTCACACCGCCAACCAACGTGCGGCAGGACTACCAACTAGAGACAACGCAAAGACTTTTATATATGCGTTTATCTATGGTGCAGGTGCTGCAAAGATTGGACAGATTGTTAACGGCACAGCTAGGGATGGTCAGACGCTGATTAACAACTTCCTACATAATATGCCAGCGTTGAGGACGCTACGTCACAAGGTTGATAAGCTTGCCTCACGAGGGTATATAACAGGACTTGATGGACGCATACTACGTGTTCGCCAAGCCCACGCTGCAATGAACCTGTTGCTGCAAGGCGCAGGTGCTATTGTGTGTAAAGAGTGGTTGAAGTTTATTACAATCGAAGCCACGAAACGTAAGCTTAACTATAAACTTGTTGCAAGCATACATGATGAATACCAGTTTGATGTGTGTAAAGAACACGCAGAAGAACTAGGAACAGTCACAGGACTTGCAATGAAGCTTACAGAAAAATCTCTAGGTGTAAGATGCCCACTTGATAGCGAATATAAGCTTGGTAAAACTTGGGCAGAAACACACTAGAAAAAAAATGCTTGACTTATTATTTGAGTTGAGTTACTATAGTAGTTGTTGGCATGGTGCTGACAACATTGAATCCAAAACGGAGATAAAACGAAATGACAGTTATTACTGGTAAAGCATACTGGGCGCATGTCCAGAATCCTAACACATCATTTGAGCCTGAATACTCAATCGACATTTGTGTTGATGACAACAATCGTGCAGCTATTGAAGCTGATGGATTGACCATCAAGAACAAAGGTGACGAGCGTGGAGATTTTGTCCACATCCGTCAACGTGTCGCAAGACGTGATGGCACACAGAATGATGCCCCTATAGTTGTAGACGCACAGAAGAATCCTACCGACAAACTCGTTGGTAATGGCAGCATTGTTAATGTTCTGTACTCTCCTTATTCTTGGGAGATGAACGGCAAGGCAGGTGTTACACCTATCCTGAAGAAAGTTCAGGTTGTTGACCTTGTATCTTATGGCGAGGACTTTGATGCGGTAGAAGGTTATACCGAACCATCCTCTAATCATGTACCTAGTGACGAAGTTCCCTTCTAAATATTAGGTATCACGGGACAGAGTATCTGAGTTGGCTCTGAACGATAGCTGCGAGGACGGGGATGCTATCACTTCTTAGGAGATTACCACATGTCAATATATACTTCAGGTGTTGCAGAATTAATTTCAGTGGGTGTGCTAGGATTTATCTTAGGCTACGGCTTTCCTCGTGCAGAATGGCTGAAAGAAATGCAAGCAAGATTTATTAACTTGATGCACAAATATTTTATTAGATAAGATGAATGATATACATACCATGATTCTTACCTGCGTTGTGTTATTTTTAGTAGCACTCGTAGTTTATTGGGATAATATAGAATGACAAAGAATATAGATACCCTTATACCCGACATCTACAATATGCTAGAGCAGGGTGTGGATACAGACAATGCTGAGATGGATAAGTTCTTAGATGACTTTGCATCACAGGTGCGTGAAGCTGCGTCCATAATACTTCAAGAGGGAAAGCGTGAAGGTAAGACGAACTTACGCTTATCTCAAATCGGTAAACCAGACCGTCAAATATGGTACGGAGTAAAGGGTGTCGAAGGACAGCCTCTCAGTGGACAAACCAGAATTAAGTTTTTAATGGGGCATCTACTAGAGGCTGTTCTAATTATGCTGACCAAAGCCGCAGGACATTCAGTTGAAGCTGAACAGGAAGAGGTTACAGTCGAGGGTGTGTTAGGACATCAGGACTGTATTATTGATGGTGTTCTTACAGACATAAAGTCTGCATCGTCTTTTGCCTTCAAGAAGTTTAGAGACAACAAGCTTGCTGAAGATGACCCCTTTGGTTACATCGCACAGATTAGTGCATACGCTACACGAAGAGGTGACAAGGAAGCTGCCTTCTTTGCTATCGACAAGAACAGTGGGGAGTTAGCTATCACTAAGGTACATGATTTAGAAATGATAGACGCTAACGCTCGTGTCAATTATCTAAAAGGTATCATAGATACAGACACACCACCACCTAGATGTTACAATGACGTACCTGATGGCAAGTCAGGCAACCGCAAACTAACCACAGGCTGCACGTATTGTGGATATAAAACAAAGTGTTGGGATAACCTACGTGCATTTAAGTATTCAAATGGTGTCCGTATATTAACACATGTAGCCAAGACCCCTGATGTAGAGGAGGTTGCAGTTGGCTAGGAAAAAGAAATATCAATACAAATCAGAAGCAGAATATCAAGCCGCAGAACAACTACATAAATTTAAGATTAAGTTTGAATACGAGCCATTTAAAATAGAGTACGAATGGCGTGAGGATAAAAAGTATATCCCTGATTTTGTGTTACCCAACGGCGTTATGTTGGAAGTTAAAGGCAGGTTTTTGCTCGAAGATAGAAAGAAACATCTATTTATTAAACAACAACATCCCGAATATGACATACGATTTGTATTCCAAGCACCTAATAATAAGTTAAAAAAGGGAGGGCGCATGACCTACGCTGATTGGTCTGAGCGTTACGGATTCAGGTGGTGTAAACTATCTGATGGCATCCCAGAAGAATGGCTTGACAATCAATATGAAACCGACTAACATAAATGTAATTACAGACGAGTTTAGACCAGATGTATCATCGCCAGAGAAGTCTCTCTTCTTGTGTGTGATACTACAGGCGTTGCTTGATGCAACAAAACCTGAGTATGCAGGTGAGCCTAAGAATGTTATGATAGAACGTGACAGAGCAAAGGCGTGGTTCTTTGCATCGTATGGTACAACAGCGCAGGACTTTGAGGAAGTGTGCGACCATGCAGGGGTAGACCCCGAATACATGAGAGACTTTGCTTACAAAGTATTGAAATCAGGAGAGGTAGAATATGTCAGAAAGAGAATCAA